TTATATCTTACTCACAGCTTTATTAAGTGTTACGATTTCATCTACATTCATTTTTTGTTCGTGACAGATTGATAAATCTTCTGTTTCTTCTCGTATCTTATTATATAGATCAGAGCAGATATCTCTTCTGGTTTTAGCGAGAACCCACTCTTTAATTCTCACTCTTTCCAGGAGAAAATATTTGTCTAAATCTATTATAGACTTTTTGTTAAATGGATTTCTTTGAATATCTTTTTCTTCAATTATGCAATTATTAGCTGGCATATTCATAAGGTGACGTGGTTTTAATGATTGGACTTTAAACATTTTTTTGCTTTCACCTGATTCATAACAAATATACATATGCGCAGATAACGCTAATCCCGAGCTTATATCAGGGAATGGCATTTTTAACGTTGTAACATCTCTTTCTTTAATCAATCATTAACACTCCATCCTCAATTGATACATACACTGGATTAATTAAATTTTCATGCACACTGAGTTTATCAAGAACTTCCGTGTGTTCATTTGTTAGTTTAGACATATCTTCTTTTGAAATAACGTACCTTTTATCACTAATTTCTATGATTTCTTTATCATCCATACCTTCATACAAATCATATAATTGAGATATTTTTTTCATATCTTGTTCAGATATGTCGGAGTCCTCTATAGGTATTTGTCTTTCACCATTGGCGATACGCTCTTCTTTGCTCTTCCATAAATCTAAGTGGTGCGTTAATTCTGATAGTTCATAATCAGTGAGTGTTTTAATTATACACTCAGACCTTTTCATATTGTCGATTTCCTCTGGAGTAAGGTTGATTTCAACCTTTTTCAATTCATCGTAAAATTCATCTTCTTCATGAATGAGATCTCCATAAGTGTTACTAAATACAGGGCCGTTTTCATATGCTCTTAGACTGCTTATATCATATTGTTTTCCATGTAATTTATTAAACATTTCATTGAAAAATAAAAATTTCTGAATTTGTAAGTTACGATAGTTAGATGTCTCTCGCTCCATGAGTAACCATCTTAATTTTTCCATTCTTGCTTTAGGAGTCCATACCATATACTTGCCCTCCTCTCTTTTTCTTCTTCACTCATAATAGTAGACTAAAAATGTGTAAATTCATAGATATGAGCGTAATATATTAACATAAAGTTCATTATTTGAGCAATACCTGTGTATTTGAAATATAAATCATATATGTTAAAAGCTTATGAAATAATATATGATTAGATTATTGAATGAGGAGGTTATTATTTAATGCCAAATATCCCAGCAGTTTGTCCTGAATGTTCATCCGTGTTCTCTATGCCTATTTTTCTTGAAAATTCTACAATTGAAATAAGCGGTATTACTGTAACTTGTCCTAATTGCTTAAGGAATGTTATGCCAGATGATGGTAAATATGAACATCAGAATGATGTTTTGCGCGTGGTTGATTCAGAGAACGATGATTTTATAAATAATATTATTGCAATATACACATCTGATATTAATAATCATAGTAAATTAAACCTTATTGAGAAGGTATTTGAAGATAAAAGAGGAAAGGAGTTAATAGATGTCGCAGGAGAAGATTTAAGAGAGAAAAGTGTGGAAGAGAAACTAATGTATATATTAGTTATTATATCTTCAGCTAGAAACTTTAAAGAAGATATTTCTTTCATAAATGACTTAATACAATTTATATTAAGTCACTAAATAAAGATATACATATTAAAAACACCCCTCTTACACACCATTCCAGTAATGTGTTCGAGGGGTTTTGTAGTTGAATTATTTAATTTTATTATGGTTGTTCAAGCCATATATTGTGTCTGTAATTTCGCGAGTGCTTAGTGACGTGTTTTATAGTAACTGATTAACTCGTTTCTGGACTGCGTTTGCGTTGTATCCAGCCTTTTTAAGCGCGTTGAAGCGAGCGTTACCGTTGCCCCACTTACCAGCAATGACTTCACGTGCAACAGTATCAATAGACTTTTTAGCTGACTTAGAAGGACTTGCGCCTAATTTCTTATTGACAGCGTTCTGAATAGTCGTAGGGTTATATCCCGCCTTTCTCAAAGCGTTGAATCGAGCATTTCCAGTGCCCCACTTACCGGCTATTACTTCATTCACAATAGTCGCCGTTGACTTCTTGCTGCTTGTAGGTTTTTTTGACGGTTTAGGCTTGCTGGCAGGCTTCGAAACCGGTTTGCTACTATTGCTATTCAGTGCATTTAAATGCGCTTGTACACGGTTTCTAAACGCTTGATAACTGTTCGTTGCGTGCATTTTATGTGGACAGTCTTTACCGCTCCAGTCGTAGTGACGTTTCAGTCTGTCCATTCCCCAACCGTACTGTTTAAGCACATAAGCGATATATAGTGCTGCGTTTTCCTCTGCTGCTTTATACCTGGCTGATTTAGCGCCTGAATATCCATTATCCATTGAGTAACAGATTTCAATGCCGATTGATCGCATATTACCATTACCCATACCATCACCTGCGTGCCAGGCTGTGCGATTGAACGGAATGAGTTGTACCGCCTCTTTATCGTCTATAGCTACATGATAGCTGACCTGTGCATTATTATTGTTATGGTACGCTGCTTCATTACGTGCGGATGCCGTGTTTCCTGTATTGTGGACAGTAATATATAACGGATTCATTGCGTATGGCGCTTTAATGCCGTACTTACTTGTGGGCAACATATTATTTACAATTTTATATGCCATTATTTAACCTCCTCATCGGGTTTGAAGCCTTTGAATTGTGTTTCGTCTGCTTTTTCCGGTTTTTCCACTGGCTTAATATCTTCACCGACACCGCCGAATTTTTGATTTCTAGTAAATACATCGTCACGTTCTTTTTCTGCTTGAGTTTTCTCTACCATACCTATCACTCCTTATTAAATTTGGGCATAAAAATAGCACCTCAACATTTCTGTTAAGATGCTTATTTCAAACCTTTTCTCTTTAGTTCTTCGTTTTGTTTTTGCGCTTTTCTACCACTGAAATGGTTTTTGTAAATCGTATATGCTGTGTAACCAAAACCGGCTATTGCGTAAAGTAATACACCGAATGAGTTAATGAGTTCTTCATCGAGCCATTCCATACCAAACCCCGCGACACCTGCAAACGCTGAAAATGCCAACAGTATGCCGAGTATCTGGTGGATTAAACCTTTTATTTTGTCGCTTTTCACTTCGTGCTTAACTTTTCTGTCGCTAACTGTATGTTGTTCACGTTCCATTAATAGTTCACCTCCAATAAAAATAGAGGAGCTTTCGCCCCTCATGCGTTATTTACAAATACCCAACCAGAAGCACTGCCAGAAACTTGCGCCTAAAATGATAAATTCGCTAGCTGTTTGCATCGTTTGAACTCACCACCTTTCATATTCCTAGCCATGTTCGTATAAGAGCCACCAGTAGGGAAGTGCCGAGCGTTCCGATTAGCCCAAGCATCCAATATTTTAATTTTTTCATATCTTGCCTGTTCTCTTTTTTTGCTTCTTTGTCAATCTCACGTTCTCTGTTTATACTGTCCAACGTAAAGTTCATTTTTTGATTAACCAACTCTTGTGAGTGTTGTCCAGTTTTGATTTCGTCCAATACATCAAATATTCTCTTTGTTTCTTCTTCGGATTTCTTTTCGTTTTCATCGATCTTCTTATGAAGCCGTGAAAAACGTTCTTCGTAATGTTCATCTTTTCTTTCTAATCTTGATAGTCGTTTTTCATGACCTTCTAATGACGCAGGCAAACGCTCACCCCTTTCTGCATAATAAAAGCCTACGGTTATTCCGTGGGCTGTTCTTCTACCGGTTCTTCTTCAGTCACAATGTCGCCATTCTCGTCTAATCGAAAGGATTCGGTGTCATGCTTCATTGCGTAATACTCATACGCTTGGTTTGTAAGGTTCGCCATCATATTGTGAATATTAACTAACTGCTTAACTTCGTCAAACGTCTTATACTTCGTTGCTTGTTCAAAGTCGTTTACCGCCGAAAATAGACCGTTGTAACTGTTAAATCTTAGAACTGAATGTTCGTCGCTTGAGTTGTTGTAACGTGCAATGTAGTAGTTTGTTTCTTTACCTGTTAATGTCATAATTATTTCTCCTCCACTAATTCTGTATTTTCGTTATCGGCTTCTGCGCCGTTATTATCAATCTCTGCTTCCAACACATCGATTAAATAATCGTGTATGCTCGCATCAGACGGGTTGCCGTTATTTCTCTCAACGCTTATCTCATGTGGATAATCAAGCAACGCATCGTACAGTGACGGCATTAAGTGTTCGTTTTCCGTCATGTCGAGAATTGCGTTTTCTTTGTATAACTCAACGAATCCCTCATTCTGCTTGTCTGCGTTGTCGGGGTATTCCGTTTTCAATTCCTGTGCATCCGATTGCAATTCTTGGAACTTCTCGACAACCTTTTTAAGCAGCCGCTGTCTAGCGCGGTTTGCTCGCCCGTTTAACTTTAAGTTCGGTAAATATTCTGCGATTGCATATAGTGTGCCGTTTAATATTTCTAATTTCATAATTAAACCCTCCAATTTTATATAAAAAAGAGACCTACGTTTGTAAGTCTCTAAGCACTAATCCATGAACGTGCGTAACGCATTTCCACCGGCGCGTATACATTCTCTCCGCGTCTGAATATTTCAATTTGAAAAGTCATTGCTCCGTAAGTCGGACGACCTAACGGCACGCTTAATGTGTGCCATTGCAGTCCGTCGCTTCGCCTAGCAGTGATTTCTTTGTTGAAAACAGGAATATTCACTCCAGTTGGAGAATTGACCGTTCTGATTTGAACGTTACAATACTGTGTAGCATAATCGCTATCCCAACGTAATCCCATTCCAACAACTAAATTATAGTAACGTCCTGCATGGTCACCGTAAGCAATACCCACAACTTGCGCTCCCCTGCTGTTAGTCCAGTACGTTTTATCATCGGTTTCAACTTCATCGTCGATGTAGCGTACTACAGGGACCGGATGCCCGAAGCGTTCCATACCGTTCATCACGAACGGTACACCGTCTGGTCGCCATATCGTCAGCTCGTGTAAGTCGAGTGTAACTGTACTTAATGTTGTTACAAACGCACTTTTAGCCATCATCCGCTCGAACATCGCTGTAGACGAAAATACTCTGTCGAGTAATGCTGTGCCGGATTTTATCCATGATGCTTCGATTGTGTTTGCGGATAATAATCGAGTTCGTATTTGTGAAGCGTTTAAATCCACAACGTTCAACGTCAATGTGTGCATTTCGTTGACGAAGTGTGTTTTCGTGATGAGTTGGTCGATTCTAGCCGAAGTAGCAAACATTTTGTCGATTAATACTGTACCCACTTGAATGTGGTCTGCTGTAATCACATTAGCTGTTAATTGATTAGCGAAAAGGCGAGCAAAGTTACCTTCTATTGCTTGTATTGCCAATGCTGTAATATCTCCATCAACGTATAAGTCGCCACTTAATCGCATGGCTTCAGCGACCATATCAATTCCCGTTGGACTGACACGCAACACCGCACCGATTGTTTCTCCGCCAATACGTTGTGCGCCGATTTGAACGTAGTCAGGTTGAATCGCAACGTCAGATTGCGATAAATATTCCCCGTCTATTTCCTGCACCTGCAATGCAATTTTATTAGCGAGTTGTTCAATGTTACTGAAAGCGTTAAGGAACGGTGTGCGTACATTGCCACGCTCTAATTTAGGCTCTTTGAAGCTAAACCGAGCATCGGTGTTAGCAGATAATCGGTAAGTCCCGATTAATACTCTTGCCCTTCCTGTAAAGCTCGCTTTGAACTTCCATGTACTTCGTCTTCTTGAAGCATCGATGACTTCATGACCTGTTGCACTACCTAAAAATTGGTTTGTGCCGTTTTCATTAATTAGATAGGTGTATCTGAAGTCTGGGCTGGAGTTCCAGTTTGTCGATGTCCTACCAATAAATGATAGTGTTAAATCTTCTCCGCTAACCACTTCAAATGTTTCTGACTGAACGCCAAGAACCGTTCCTGACAACGTTGAACGGACGACGTATTCCCTAAACTCATCTACCCAACGGGAGTTCACATTAATGAATGACGGTGGTTTCCATCGCTCCAAGTTTTCTCCTTCACTTACATCTGCAAAAGGAATTAAGTTTGGGTTAATGTCCGTGACATCGTTCAACCACACTTTAGACTGCACTTGTTCAGCGATTTGCGTGAAATGACTACCGTTTACACCGAGTACATCATCAAGATTTTGCAACTTACTACTTACTTGCTCCGATGTAGATTGGTATTCGTTAGTGAGTTGCGTTACATTCCCCGTCAATAGATCCACTTCAGTTTTAGTTGCGAGTGTACTCATCCCATCTTCGAGTTGACGCATTTCAAAAAGTAGTTGACTAACAATTTGTGAGTTATCTGAAGGTGATGGCGACCACGGTATATCGTGCGCATCGCCCTCGTATACATGAATTTGACGTGTGTCAAACCAACCTGATGAAGTGTCACCTCTTTCACGGTTTGTGCCTATCAAAAGTCTTGCTTGTCGAGTTGTATTAATCCAATTGAAAGTGATGTAATATCTGTGCCACTCACCATCTGCCATAAATCCTCTTAAAAGAGCAGTGTCAAGTGGTACATTTGAATAAGGACCCATGAAATACGTGTAGTCCAAATCTTTAATAACGTCACTCCTAAAATCAAATGCCAATGTGTATGTTTTACCTTGCTCTAAATAAACAGTATCTGGATAGTGATACCCCCAAGTAAAGCGACTTGATTCAACGTACGTCCGAATGTAATTCAGACTTTCGTTTGTCCGTAATTCAAATTGTGTGTCAGACCACGGCTCGAATCCCTCTATATTCTCTAGTGTCGTACCGATAACTAAGTTCGGGTATCGACGATTGTATATTTCAATCTTCTGTTCCAGTTCTTCCCTCTGGATATCTAATATAGATTGCAACGTTCTGTCGCGCGGTCCGATAAAATCATCGATGTTCATTACGTTATCTTTCAAGCTGTCAAGCATTTCTTGGTGTCCACTTGTGACCGTTTCTAAGTCTGTGCGTACTTCCTCCGCTTTCTCCTGCGCTTGCTGTTCAGCGTATTCCTTCGTCTGCGTGATTTCTGCGTTTAGATTGTCGGTAAATTCAGTGCGCGTACCTTCGATGAGATTCGTCATGTTCTCACGGTCAGCTTCGATTTCTGCTTGTTGGTCGATTAAGTTTTGTTCAAATTGATTCATTGCAGCAGTGAACTGATTATCAATCCAAGCATTCCATTCATTTTTAATACGAGTGATTCGGTCATTGGAATCTCTACCTAACCGTTTAATTTGAGCATTAATCCGTTTCATCTGGCGGTTCTCAAAATGATGGAAGTCACCTAACGTGAGTTTGCTAAGCTCCGGATCAAGTAGGTTATATTCAATCTTCTCAACACGAGCGCGCTTAATAATGCCCGCGGCTTTATACAGAACACCGACTGTATCACCAAGTTTAAGATTACCAATCCGTGCCACTTCTGTTTTCCACGTCGCTTTAGGCAGACAGTTTTCAAGCAGCCAGTAATACGTTGCATCAGCTAGTTTGATTTTATCTTCGATATCCTCGAATATTACTTCCGGTGCAATACGAGGTTTCACAACACCATCTTCAATAAAACCGTATTCTGCAGTTGCAGAAGGAAGCTCAATATAATTCTGTCCAACTGGTTTAGTAATACCGTCCTTACTCCAAGCGATGTCTCCGAATTCTAAACGCGGACCAAAGCCATCGCCAGATTCTTCACCGCGTCCACGACCCACCGCAGCAGTATACACTTCTGACTCATCTTGTTCTTGAGTAAGCGTAAGCACATTCGTACCATAAGCAAAACGCTGACCAGTCCATCGCCCGATTTGTTTCTTCATGATGATGTTTTTACTAATAATCTTACGGCCGTCAAACTGCAGCTCGTAATCAAATTCAACGCCATATGTGGAAATTAAATCATTCCAGGCATCCGTAATACTCGCGCGATAAAAGTTAATATCATGTCTATCAGTCACATCATAATCAATGACAGTCCAACCAATTGAGTTAAATGCAGCATCAGCAGGCGCTTTTGCTTCGCTATCCCTGAATCGTCTGTCATGAATATTCCCCATAGCTTTCGCTTCATCGAAGAAGATATGCACACCATCGAATAGTAGAAACTCGCCTTGCTCATTTGCAGTAATGTTGCGTGAGTATATTTTATACAGTTGGAATCTGCCTTTATCATCGTAGTGCCCGGCAAATTCTGCTTTGCTGACTGATTTTTGATAATTGTAATGCGTACCTTGTTTAGTTTCATAAAAAAGTGGCACTTCAACGGCAAGTTGGTAAATGCCGTTGCGTACCACTGTGGGTTTTGCGCTATTTATATGCTTTCTTGGGATAATCTTTTGTAGTTTTTTCGTTCTGTCAAATAGATAAATCATAGGCTGACACCTCTGTAACGTATCGTGATGCTTTGCGGAGTCGGAGTGACGACGATTTGGTCGCCGTTCTTAACTGTGAATTCTTCAAAGTCAGAATCCAGTTTTAAACCATCCATTGCATCAACTTCATTTGCGCTTCGTGTTAGATATAATTCTTCTAAATCCATTTGATAACGATCGGATATCAACTCATGTTCATAGTTTATATTCATTCCTGTGGATGTGTTGCGCATCGACCAAGTTTTAATCCCTGTTTCAAATTGCAATTCAATCACGGGATGTACAGGCTCTACAGAATCAATTACTAAGCGTTGTGCATTCACATAATCAATGCGTTTCTCAATTTTGTACTTCATCGGATCATGCCATAAGAAGTTTAATGTGACCTCTTGCTTCAAGCCCTCCTGCGGTACGTCTGCGCTCTCGAATTCAGCATAATACGTTAAATCCGGCTCATCTTTGAAAGCAATAGTATTCGCATTTCTTAAACGATTGTTTAAATCACTCATAAACGCTTGAATTAGCCCCATTTCTTCTGCTTCGATAAATAACACTACCTGAATACTTTTCGCCTTCATACGCTTGCCTAGCACCATTTGACCATTGTATTTAGCAGGAGTCGTTGTTTGAATATCATATTCATTTGTTTGCCGTCCATAGACATTAATTGTTTCTACTCGCAAATCGTTATTTGAGTAATAACTGTCGATATTCCGACCATCTACAAGCAATGAAAAAGGCGAACTGATTATCAGCTCACCCGTCTCCTGCCCTGGACCCTCATATTCAACTTCAAACATTAATACGCACCTCCTAAATACGATTCTTCTAAGTTTGTAACTCTTGTGTTCTCGTGATTAATATCTTCAGCAAATGCCCTGTATGAGCGGTTACCGAGATTTAAGTTGATGTTGGCATTCTGATTAATTTCAATACCGCGATCTATATCATCTTGCACGCTATGTCTGATATTTCTATCAATCGAGCCAATCTGACTATCTATATCAGCAGTCGTCGTTAAATCAGGCGCAAATGAGTTCGTCATATCTTTAGCCACATCGGTTACTGCACCGACTGCTCGACTTGCCATACGGTTTATACCGATTTCTAATCCTTGCATAGTGTACTCACCGAATGAACGGAATACACGGGATGGAGAGTTAATGCCGAGTAAGTTTTTAGCACCTGCTATGGCATCTCCTACAACAGATTTGGCAGCATCTACCGCAGCGCCTGCCATATTTTTGATACCGTTTATCAGCCCTCGAATTAAATCAGCACCTGCACTCACCATATCACCGACAAATCCAGTTACAGAAGATACTATTTGACTCCCCATAGATACCACTGCACTTACTGCACTTGCACCACCAGAAACGATAGCGGAAACGAATTGCGACATTCCTGAAGTGATGTTCGACACAATTTGTGACACGAAGCTCACTATGCTACTTATCGCAGAGGAAATGAATGATGCAAAAGTCGATAGTGCACTTGATGTGCCAGATGCTATGCTACTTACAAAACTACTCATTCCGGAAGTAATATTGCTAATTAAATTCGATACAAAACTTACTATCGAACTAATTGCTGACGATACAAATGATGAAATCGCAGATAGCGCACTTACTGTGCCGGAAATAATTGAACTAACAAAGCTCGCCATCGCACTAATAATCGTTGAAACAATACTCGCTCCGAAAGAAACAATTGAACTGATCCCCGATGCAATAAAACTAACTATTGCACTTAGCGCACTTGCTGTACCACTAATGATTGATGATACAAAAGATGTCATTGTTGAAATGATACTGCTGATTATGCTTGCTCCAAATGCAACAATGCTCGCTATAGTTGAAGCTATCCATGTAACGAAGTTATTCTTAGCCTCAATAAGTTTCATTGCTATTGTTAAAGCGAATTGAGTTAAAGCAGATGTTACTGTTGAAGTTAACTGTATGCCCCAAGCAACAATCGCAGCGATAACACTAGTTACCCATTGAATAATAGAATTGTACGTTTGTGCGAGACCTTCAGAAATTATTGTGACAATCGTATTCCACAACGCTTCAAAAATCCCTTGCCCCTGCTCTCTGAATTGATTGAACGTTTCAATAATCAGGGCAACACGTTCTTGTATAAATGTCGAGATAAACGTCCAGGCCGTGTTTACAATGTTTCGGAACCATTCAAGTTCCTGATAAGCCATAACAAATATCGCAACAAGCGCTGTAATCGCAGCAATAACAATGCTGACAGGACCACCTAAGAATGATAATGCTGCGCCCAACAAGGAAATAGCACCTTTAACCAGTGCAGATTGAGTGAACAATCTAATCAGCATACCGATGAAGGGCAGCAAGACTTTGGTTACGACTAATATCGTTGGCACGAGCATCATAAATATACCTGCCAATGTCGTAATGACCCCAATAACTTGCGCCACTATTGGATTCGTTTTAAACAGCTCCGCCGTCCAGGCAATAATCGCATTAACAACCTCGAGGACAACTTGTGCGATTGGAGCCATAGCAACTGCAAAGTTCACTACCATCATGACAATGTTCCCGATCAGTCCAACAACCGTTGGTCCATTCGTTTGAATGTAATCAATGAATTTCTGGAACCCGTCCGATTCTTTAATTGTGGCCGACCATTCTCTGAATCGCTCCATCATATCGACTAATCCATCTAAAACAAGCGAACTGTTCTCTCCAAAAGCAGCGAATAAATCAATAATACCGTGAAAGGCATCGCCAAAAATAGAACTAATCTTCGGCATATTTTCATTCACATAATCCGTAAATGCTTTAAAACCGTCATTTTCTGCCATACGAGCCGACCAGTCCGCAAACTTCGTGCCCATATCCTCGAATGCACCAGCGACATTTTCAATCAATGGCATGCCGGCGTTGACCATATCAACTAAGCCTTTACCAAACTGCCCCAATCCGTTAATGACACTATCGAATACCGTTGAGCCTTTCGTACTCATGTTGTCGTAGAAACGCAGCATCGTTGGCGATTCTTTCATGAACTCTTTAAATTTATTCGTCATACCCGTCATGGATTGAACCACATCGTTGATAAATGGTGTTAAGCCTTCCAGTGCAAACTGCGCCCCATAGATAGCTTGTCCCATCTGCATAAATATCCTGTCGATATTCTGGTCTACAATGCCACTCCATGCCGATTTAATACTGTCTAAGGCTCGTGTGAAAGCGCTGGATGACTCTGTTGCTTCAAAGGCTTCATCATTGTAACGCGCCAGTACAGAAGCGACTAAGCCTCCGTAAGCAGCCGCGCCTAAACCCGCTACACCTAACGCACCCACAAATCCAAGTATGTTACCGACCGTCACACCTAAAGCATTACCGAGTGCCATAATTGCTGAAGTTAAGCTTGCGATAATCGGAATTAGAGCACTAAATGATGCAAGTAATCCTCCACGTATGACATTACCCAGTACAATCCCGACTGCAGAAATCATCTTTGCAAGTCGCATGAGCTCGTTTTGGAAATTGTCGTTCATTCGATCAACATCATCGACGAATCTTCTTAGGTTATTCCGAGCTCTATCTACTCTGACAACCACGTTTTTTACTATGTTTTTTGCCGAAAAACGTCGCGCGAGTGCTTCCGCTTGTAGTAGTCCCCGGCGGAACTTACTAATATCAGCATCAACTTCAGTTTCGATTTCGTTAGGTAATGCTGTAGCCATCGCTTGCGCTTTCTTAACATTACGCTCAAAATTACGTATATTCGCTTGAATTTCTGCAATAAATCGACTGATGTTATCCATCGCTCCACTCCTTTCTTACTTATCTATTTTGAATTTTTATTATCTAACCAACGTTGCAATGCTCGTTGTCTGACCATGCGTTTTGCACGTTCATGTTTGCGTTTTTGTTCTTTATCAAATTCATAAGACGATTTCGTTTGATTGATCAGCACACGTTCTTCATCAAGCTTTTTACTGATAGCTTTAACGTTTTTTCCGTGGTTTAATTGAGCGAACATAATGGATTGTGTACGCATATCTTCCAGGCCGTCTAATCGGCGGTGCCTGGCACCTTTAATCATTTGCTCCCATTCGTGCGGAGTCAGTAATTCTAACTCTTGAACAGAAATATAGCCGATTAACTGGATTGTCTTTTCAATCACATAATCAAAATCTAAGCCTTGCTTTCGTACGGCGGATTGCCCGTGATTTCCTCGTACAGTTCCTTGAACATTTCGATTGAATCCTTCTGTTTCTCTTTCTCTTCGCCTTTCAGCTTCGAGTAAGAACGATGCATCATGAACCATAGTGTCTGTAGCTTTCCCTTGTAGTACCCGCCCTCATTGAGTAAGCGTAAAGCTCCAACAAAATAAGGATGTAAGTCTGATTCATCCGCAATATCTTCAATCGCTTCAGCAATATCTTCTAAAGATGGCGCTTCTTTCTTATAATGTGATGTCCCACAATGCCAGAACTTAACAAGAGCATCAGGGTCTTGCTGCATAAGCCCCATAAAGATAGATGTCACTCCGTCACCTTTTTGTTCTTTACCTGTTTCTTCATTCAATTCATTTTTAGCGTACTTTTCAGCCGTTTTACCAAATAAATAAGTACCTTTTGCTTTATATATATTGTCATTAATTCTTAATTCCTTAATCGCTTCAGTCATAAAAATCTTCCTTCCAATTCAAAATAGATAAATAAAAAAGAGTGGCAAAAGCCACCCTGTTATTAAACTTCTTGTGTCGTTGCATTTTCCAAATCGCCTGTTGCAGCTCCGATTGTTTCGTATGCCACTTGTCCTGCGAGTGATGGATCTAAAATTTCATCTGGTAGTTTCGGCTCTTCACCATCTGCCGAGTTAAGTTTCACTTTAAGAGATACTTCAATTGTGTCGGATTCATCATCAACAGATAATGAGCGTGACTCAGGGATTACATAAGCGAAAGTTGAGTTATGTTTTGCAGTTTCTCCTGTCCCGACTAAAGTGTTATCGATAATCCAAAAACGCATCTGTCTACCGTATTTACATGCATCTTTAAAATCTCTGTCTGCTGTAAATGTTGGGTCGTAAGGGAAAGTGACCGAGATAGTTTCTTCGACAACGCCCCCACTCCAATCTTTACGATTACCTTTGATTGATTCTCTTAATTCGTTTTCAATCTCATGAGAAAATTCACTTGTGCCTGTCATGACATAATTTTCAGCTGTCGCTTGTGCTGTGGGAACGCTTGTCGGAATACCGAGTAATGTCCATTTATCTACTGCCATTTACTTCATCTCCTTGTTAAATGTTTAACGACATACCGCAATTGCAATATGCCGTGTGATGTTTCTAAATCTATATCTGGAATCGTCTGTTTATTAATCAGTCGGATTCTTTTAATTTCGTAATATTGCATGACCGGATTAGCCGTCGCGTAGTGTTCTAAATCGGTCAGTAAGCCGCGAGTCATGTCTGCCGTTGTATACTTACCGGAGCGATGATACAGATGCAATGTGAGTGAGATTTCTTCCGTATGCGATGCACTGGAATACGCTCTCGATACACTACATTCTCCGACAATAATATATGTGAATGGTGTAATCTTGTTCATGTTTTCGTCATAGCCGATACCGTCTTGCTGCCTGTCATAAATATTGCCGTCCACTTTCTCCATCATTGGAGACTGCAATAGATTATTCATTACTGACCGTGCTAAATCTTGTTCAGCTGATTTATATCGTTGCACCTGCATCACCCCCTAAAGTAGTTTTTAAAGTATTGTTCAGTAATATCCATTGTCGGTCTCCAAAACGGCTGAGCGACCATGCCGTAAGTTGTGAAGAATTGACCGTCTTTGTAGTATGTCCATGGTATTTTCTTAGCTCGTGAACCTCCTGGGCCAGTCGCATGGATTCCTGTGCCATATTCAAGGTAAATCGCAATGGGAGACCCCACTAATACAGTACCGTTAAAGCCTCTGTATGTTGATTCGATAGAATCACGAGTATCACCCGTATCCACCGCTATACGCCGCCTAGATTCGTTATATGCGATTTCTGTAGTCGTTTCGATACCACGCTCTGCCCAATCCTTTACATCGTTTGACCACTCTTCTAAATCAACAACGATTCTATTTGTTCGAGCCACATCATCACGCCCTTTCGACTGGAGCGCTTAACACTTCATTTTGGCCGCCCTGATCCTGCAAGTCACCTTTGAACTTATACTTCACATCACCATAAAAAAACACATCAGACCGAGTAATATCCGTATCAAACGGAATATAAAGCACTCGATCTAATGTGATATTTAAGTTGTGGTAATTAATTTGCTGTGAAGATGTCGGTGTGTCCATGAAGCCTTGAATCGTGTGTTCTGATTCTTTTATAGTCTCTTTCCACGGATAAACTGTCTTATCAACGACTGTTTCAGAACGGACGACTCTTAAAGTGTGAGGATATTCTTCTAAAAACATTACTTACCACCCCACGATACCTTTCGATAAGGTTTGATAAGTTTGTATAGCTTTTCCTCATAGTCGTTATCCCACGAATAACTTACACTACCCATATTACGGCTTGATAAGCCCGGATTGTGATATTCAATCATCTTAGCGATAAATTCTTGCACAGTGAGTGGATAAGGCTCAATAAACACTTGGTTACAGTATTCAGAAGCCACCCCTGCATAATGTGGGATGAGTAACTCGATGCTTTCATCTTTAGATTTGTCATCAAGCTTCCACTTGTTTATGATTTTGACTTTGTTTACATCCATTTAAAAAGCACCGCCTTACTCTTCCAATAGTCCGATTAAATCGGCTTTTCTCGCACTCGAACTGTATTCAATACCTTGTTCGTCAAGCATCGTTTTCAATTCTGCGACAGTGTAATCATTGAGATTCTGCACGGTTTGTGCAGCGATTACTCCCCCGTCGTTGGTTCCGATGCCGCTAAAGGGACTTGTACCACGCCGTCAAGACGTTCAGGGAACATTAGCACACCTGAAACGATAAGTGTTTGTTGTGTTAATGTGTCGTTACCTAAGAAGTGTTTCATTCCAATGAATCCAGTGTCATCTGAAGTCAGTCCAAATGTTACTCCTAAGTCTGAAGTTCCTGCAGGAATATACGCAATGACTAAGTTTTCAGCGGCAGTTGAATATACAGAACCGCGTGTGACTTGTGTCGAAGTGAATACCACTGTACCTGTTGCGTCTGTGTAGTAGTTCAGTCCGAAAGCCGTTTCGAGTGTTAACTGCTTATCCGCAATCGCCTGTGCTACGTCCATCGGATGAGCGAATACGATAACGCGAATTGTGTCATCTTCGAATACAGTTTGTAATGCACCCCAAGACGTTGCAAGTGCACCTTGTAGACCGTTTGCAGCGTTTAGGTTCGTTTGCGCTTCACCAGATTGTACGAGATCAAATAAGTCTGTACGAATACCTTTCTGGACATCTTTAATCAGCGCATCATCTGTGTACTGTACTGCATCGTTTGCACCATAAGTCTGAATTGCTTCACCTGAAGTAGCTTTACGGTATTTTTTAAGTGTTAGCTTTTTAGTGCTAATTACAGCTGGTACAACGTCAGATAATGGAATTAAGTCACCCTCTGCCACGTTACCGTCCGCTAAGTTAACTGTCGGCTTACCAAGTAACTCAATCGTCATACCTGTCTGAACAGGCATTAAACGTGAAATGCCGATAGCCTCTTGAAAATCTTTCAGCGACTGTTCAAAGCGGTGTACGTAATCGACTGATTTCTCTTTAAAGTTGTCCAGTGAAGGTACTGTTTGTAAGTTATCCTCCGGGTAATTCGGTGATGCGAAGTGTTGAATATTTAATTTAAATTTCGGTACGAATGTCTCCGGAACGAATTTCTTTTGTTTGTTTTTCATTTAGCATTCTCCTTTTAGTTAAATAAATTCATGTTTTGCTTAATTGCATTTTGTCGCTCTTTAGGGTCTTGAATATTCAATATGTCAGATTTCGTCATTTTCGGTGGCGCTCCACCCTCAGATGGTGTTCTGCCTGTCTTCTTATTACTTTCAAATAAATAAGGTTTGCTTTCTCGCAGTGCAGTGAGTTTGTCGTCAAGACCTTTCACTGTGTCGCCGTCGAGTTCCAGACCTTCTTTATCGAGTAAAGCCAGCACATCGTTGGCATCATTCGCATCCTTAGCCACAGCTAACTTAATCGCGCTTTCGAGTTTCACCTTACTTAACGTTTCTTCATACTTATCGTTATTGGCTTTGTAGTCGTCTAGCTGTTTTTGTAACGCTTCATTGTCAGTTGTAGAAGATTTTAGTTCTTCGATTTGCTTATCACGATTAGATAACTCTTCGTTTGCAGTATTGAGTTGAGCTTCTAAATCAGTGACTTTGCTCGCTGAATCTTTGTATTCTTTTAAACTGTCGTGATGCTCGTCTAAAATTTTCGGGATATGCTCTTCATCGATTCCTAAACCTCTTAAAAATTCACGTTTCATTTATAATCAATCCTTTACAGTTTTTATTACGCTGGCACGTCCAGCATGGGTTTGCACAATATCGCTTGTGCGGGCATGAAAAATAGACCTTTTAACGTCATGTCCAGGACGGGATCATATTATTTATTCATCTGTTTAAATCAGCTAATGTATAGCCATCAAGATACCCAAACACTCATTTGGACCACCTCCGATTAGATTTTCAATGCTGTAACAATAAAGCATCACATCCTTTCGTGTGGTTATTCGTCAGAAACCTTTATAATCATCACGCATAAAACCAACACAAATAAGCACAGGAGAGCCATTACAGGTCTGCCTACACTTAACATATGGATTGCTATTAAGACGTACACAAGGGCGATAGAACCGAAGAATACGGTGGGTTCGTTAAATTTCATATTAAAGACAATAGACGGGTAATATCTTCCGGCTTATGGCCGTCGTACTCCGGTGCTTTTTCTAGTTCTTTCACATTAAACTCATCCCAATATTCTTTGCCGTAATGATATGTGTATTGTCCTTCCGATGTCTCTATACCAACGATAAAGCTGTCATCGAACATCGTACCGTCATCATGTAACCAAGACTTCCAAGCCTTATCACGATTAGTTTTACACAACAAACTAAATAAAATCATTCTGTGATAATAAAGTTCATCAAAAGTGTGATAACCGTCAGATACATATCTCGCTGATAAATCATGTGCTTTCATGATGGATATCACTCCATTAGCTTGTTCGGTCATGCCTTCTTGCAATACTTCTTTATCCATACTCAATATCCCCAGCTCCCGTCTGTCTTCTTATGAAATCCTCGCTCGACCATCTTCCGGAAACGTTTCGCATCAGTCATTAAGTTATGCTCCGTGCGTTCTTCCGTTGTCGGAGTCGGATTCTTATACCACATCATTTTCTTAGATAATTGATTGTAATAATCTGGTGCAATATCATCTTCATGAAACTGCAGCCAATCTTGGTAATGGTCGAATGAAGTTTTTTCATATACTTCACGTTGATCCGCACTCATAGTCTCGTCGTCTAACTGGTCCAGTTCAATACCGTTTACTCTGTACCCTACAGAACACCGGCATCCCATGTTCTCCTGCATAGCATTGATACCTACCATCAAACGAGGACCTTTGCCGTATGATGCAGTCGCTTTCGAATAAAATAAGCCTTCATGGTCGGATACTTGACCGTCTAAGACAATATGTGTTGTACGGACTCTTAAATCACGCTGAGACACCCATATGCGCTTTAAACGACTGCCTTCATCGACAAAACGTTTACCCCGTTCCTTATCGTCAAACTTGAAGCCTTTTGGCGCTTTATTTGGTTTATCTTTTAATTCATTTACTGCGGTATCGTATCGTTCGCCAAGTTGAACTTCTGCTAGTGCTTCGGCGCGCCCTATTTCATACGTTGATACACGCTGCACTCTAGTTGTGTACTTCTCCGCAATGCGTTTTAATTTCTTCTTAGTGGCCGATGGATTGATATTGTCATTTACGCTTGAATTCAGCGTACCTTTCAGCTCCCGCAGCATATCGTTTCTATGATGCGATAATGTGTTCAGCAAGTCGTATTCTTCGGTGTCCTGTTTCAGTAACTTCCTTAACTCCAGTAACTTTGGGAATGCAAGCACCGGTGCCAATCCTGTTAATCCAGACAATAAAAAAACACTACCCACTGTCGAATGGATAAATGCCAGTGCTTGTGCATATGCAATTGTTTTATATAAAGCTGAATAATCACTCGTTATATCCTGTTCAAGCTGCTTAATCGCCTTGTTCAAACGATTGTATTTGTTCAAGGCTTCTAGGCTGTCCTCATCTGCATAGTTATTTACTAATGAGTCATACATACTGATAATCTCATTAATACGTGTCTGAAACCGCTGATGTACACTGTTTTCAGCCATACCAATTAGTGCATCAATTTGCCGTCCTAAATCATTCCAGTTCATCGCCCTCAACTCCCTTTATTGGAAGTTCGGAATCAACGCGGCCATCTTCTGCAGCTAATCGCTCTTTTTCTTTTTCCAGATCGTCTACCCATGGATGGTTCGCCATCACTGTATCATCACTAATAACAGTTTGTGACATACTCGCTATTTGAGATTGTTCTAACTCATTCACCATACGGTTATAGTTGAATGTGACATCGACTTCATCAGCAATATTCCCATCCATATCCTCGTATTCAAATACGAACCATAACAGCTGCTTAATTGCCGGTATCGTTTTTCTAGCCAATTGTTTAGTCTTTAAATCCAAGCCGGTATACAGGAATCTCAATGCAATCCCAGAAGGACTATTGCCGAGTTCGTTCTTATTAAAATCAACACCACGACCGTACTCATAAACATATTCTCTAAGCTTCTCTAGCCATTCGTTTGATGATGTAACAGGCACTTCTACACGGATAGTATCGACACCACCATCTTCAGAAACGTTAATTGCTTTGTAGAATTTTAGATTCCGCATGAACTCTCCGAGATTCTCACCCTCATATCCTCTCAAGATATAGATAAGCTCCGTTGATTCATCGAACATGTTCTGCGTATCAGATGACCGTCTATTCATCGCATCTATAAACGTCTTGTATCGCCAGATATCACTCACTGACTGCGAGTTGTTCTTGAATGGTATGAAAGGCACCCTGCCCCAACTTTCACCGTCTAAGTGTGTTGTTGGATTGTTTTCATTGATGCCGTGGTACCAACCCAGCTGCAATTCACCGTCTTTTGAGATGTAATACCACACCCGTTCGGCTGTCCAGTACTCCACGCGCAATTCATCGCCGACTGTATAATGTCGGATTACTGCATGCAGTACACGTTGTTTACGGTCTTTCCATACAGGTACAATCTGTTCAGCGGGGATTTCAAGTGTATTAAAGTTACCTTCTTCATCCACATATGGATGCAACCACTCCACACCTTTATTTGATGCAGCAGTGAGTATATCGTTTAAATCATCGTCAAAGTCATAGCCTAAGTGTTTTTCGATAACTTCTGTTACTTTCTCTTCTTTGTGTTGATAGTTAGGAGATTCTCCGACAATGTAACCGACTTTCTGATCGACTAGGTTAGCATGCGGATTGTGGTCAAATCGCCAATCGGGTTTCAACTCATCCGTTTGCCCGTTTGTGTCTTTCGGAGGATCTTCACTCTTAATATCAGGGTCACCGTCGTAATACCGCTGTCCTGTTTGATAAATCGCTATATTTCTATCATGTTCAGTAATCAATCTCAATATCATTTCTTCTTGCGTTTCATCTTCAACTTTAATACTGTCTGTTAATATCTCGCCGTGCGGCTTCGTAAATGGGTCCATTCGAGTACCTCCTTATTTCAGTATGCTCATCGTTGTTTGCTTCATGTCTTCAGAAAAAGCATAGCGTGTAGCATCTATAGCGTGATTATCAACATCTTGCAATCTAGGTTTCACATTACCGTCTTTATCCGTTTGATAATCTATATTTTCGAATTCATAAGCTATCTTCGGTGTGCGTTTCGGGTCAATTACTATCGCATCTAAATCATCAAGCCACTTCTCGCCGAACTCCACGCTGTCTTTGCCCTTTTTGGCACCTTTAACACGTTTTAAACCATGCTCTCGCCTTAACTCATCAATAGATTTAGGCTCCGCGCTATCGGCAAGTATGCGTTCATTCTGATAACCTATTTCTATTACTTTCTTAGCAAACTCACGGTTACTCATCTTAACCTCGTATATCTCATCAATTGCATATATCGTGTTTTTCTTTTTGTCGTAATGCCATACAACGAATGCTAATGGGTCAGCAGCGTAACCAAAGTCGACTGCAAAGCGATAATTATCAAATACCTTAACTTCTTCATCCGTAATAGCCCTGAACTCCAGATTATCGAACGGCACAACACCGGAACCAATCGCTTCACCCATATACTCATGTCGGTACTTACGCTCATTACGAGCCTTAGTTGCCTCTGCCTCTTCAATAAATTGCTTACTGATAAACGGATTGTCCAAGTACGTTGAATGATGTACGAATGTATTGTCTGCGATGAATGCTGATTCGTATTTCTTGTTCACCCAGCTCTGTTTACGCTTTGGCGGGTTATAAGACGAAAAGAACTTATAAAAAAGACCATCCGGCAACTCTCCGCGTAAGAGGGAGTTCGTAATGGTCGTAACTTCATCTTCAGTTAGGAATTCCGCTAATTCTTCCAACCAGGCAATCGCAAACGGAAACTCGGCTGATTTGAGGGACTTAATACGTTCAGGCTCTTTAGCACCTCTAAATACCATGTAATTACCACGGGGTAAGTACGTGACTCTCATCGGCGATTTATTAACCTTAAACAGGTGTGACACTCTTTGTTCTGATATCGCCCACTTAATCTGCTCAAATATCGAAAGTTCAATCGTATTGTCAATCTTACGAATACCAACAGCATTGATTGGATAGCGCATCAACATTTGTACGATGATGTGTGCAATATCTGACGACTTCCCTGAACCACGTCCGCCTTTACATACGACATTTAACTTTGACGGATCAAATGATGCTTTCCAGACTGGATGGAATGCTTTCGGTAACAGCTCTGATATTTTGATCGCAGTTGTCATTCTATATCATCTACAAACTGCACAGCTCCGGAGTGTTCGATTTCTGTCTTTTCAGTCCACATTGCATAACGTTTACCAAGTAATTCAGCAGCCTTAGTACGCTGAGATGTATCTGCTCGCTGATCATGTCGTTGTACTTCACTTTCGAAGTCACCAGTCGGAACAACTAACAATGTTTCATCTTTCATCTCACCGCGCATAACTGATGTAAGATATTCCATTACCTCTTGAGCATCTGCTGTGCGTTTATTCTTCATTTCCTCTAAGCGTTTGTCTTTATAATCTTTAATACTATCTTTCGCTAACAATTTACTTGCATTAGTTCTAGCATAATTTTCACTATATCCAGCATTAATCGCAGCTCGATAAACATTTGCATGAATGATGTACTCATCTACAAATCTTTTTTGCTTCTCGTTCATCTCATATACCACCGACTTTCACGTTATTCACTTCATTTATTTTTATTAACTCAATACTGACGGCAACTTCTATACAAAGAGGGAAGTGAAAGTCTGCTCGTCAGTATTCAGGCAACAAAAAAGACACCGCGTTAGCGATGCCTTACGTTCTTTATATTAGGAGGAGGACTCATGCCGGAGTCAGTCACTTGGTCGTTGAGCTTCGCCGTCCCGACCTACCTCATATTGTACAGTCATTTTTCCATTAGCACCTAACTAATTAAGTAAATTAAGTTTCTTAAATTTCTTAATAGCTAAACTCCTTGCATATTTCTTTCATAAGCTGATTCACTCTCGGCTCTGATAATCCCACTCTTTCAGCTATTTCTTTATAAATGTATCCACTCAATCTGAGATTTAATATTGTCGCTAATCTCTCATCAGTGATACGGTTCCATCGGTTTTGGATATACCGAGTTTTGTTCTCTAAACGAGTCAGTTCCTGGTCCATTTTCATCAGACGTTTCATTTCGTTAAATACGGGATCTGTATTTCCACCCTGCGGTTTTGGTAGCGTTGCTTCAATACCATATTGCCCGATATTGCCGCCGCCTACCTCATCTTGATATTCTTTTCGCAACGCTGTAATACGCTTGATATAGTACGGGTAGCTGTTTATTAACTCCATCACTTTATCCGCTGAATAAACTTCGTTAGTCGCATAATTCATAATTCATCTACACCCCGTTATTATAATTGTGTTATTTCGACAGCCACATGGTCAGTGTGTCCGTATTCTTTATTAATGCTTAGTGTGATTATTTGTGAATCATCTTTGTACACTGTGTTGTTGCATGCATCAAGTATCGCTTTAGCCAAATTATCTAAGTCGGGCTTCTTCGTATATCTCAATTCACCGCTCTTCACAGCTTCTAATTTCTTTTTGGTGTATGACTTAGGCGGAGCGAAAACAAACGTCAGGCTCATGGCTAATGGTCGGTCAGTCATGGTTAATTGTTGCTTGTTCATCTCGCTGAGTGCTGCATACTTTACGATGCGTTTATAGTTTATACTTTGTCTTGAATTGACTGCTTTCGATTTACCGGTAGCTGTTCGATACACTCTTGGACGGGGCTGTGGTACTGGACGTCCCTCTACTTTGAATTCGATCAAATATAATTACCTCCCGAGTATCTCTTTCACTTTATCTACGATAGTCTGTTCTTCCGAACCATCTGTAGTCGCCGTCATGATTAATATCCGCTCGCAAGTCTCTGAAAGTTGACTGCATTCTTCTTGTTGTACTGATTGATAATATCCTGCCCCGTAAATCCGTAGTAATCGAGTATCGATAATACATAGACAAGTATGTTTTCAGCTGACATAACGCCATTTGATAAGTGATATATCACTCTTTTTACAGCTGCGCGGTCTTGAAGTTGTCGTTTGTCTTGAAGCTCACTTTCTACATTACCTGCGATAAATTCAGTCTTTGCTGTTGATTTGTTCAGTCGCAACATACAGAAGTGAATGACATCAATCGCTTCATCCAGCACATCATCCATATTCATATCTTTGCGCTTCCAATATTTCCACGACTTGAAGCAGGCGTTTATAAATTCATGTAGTTCTACGTTTAAGGCGATACTGTGCTCCATTGCCATTGTTGACATCCAATCTGATTCACTGATGCCTAATTCTTTACGCATCGCTGCATCCAGTTTGTTTTGTTGTGTCAGTAAATAGATTAAGTCCGCCTTGTTTAATAGTGTATTCATTTCTTCTTCCTCCTCATCAATATAACTGTCGTAACGTAATACGCTAGTGCTGCAAGTAGTATTTTGAATGTGAATGTCATTGGTTATCACCGAGGAGTTCGGGATTTTCGTGAATGTTTCCGATGATTTTGCACTCATTTACATAAGTTCTATTAAGAGGTATATCCAGTCCGAACGGCATGATATCTTTCAAATCGTGTTGTGCTTTGAAGTAAAAACCATAAGCGTGGTCGATATATTCTTGTTCCTCCACCGACGGCACACCGTGTTGCCCGTAACAAACTTCGTATTCTCCGTTGAAATCAACAATATCCCCTTCATAAATCTCCACTCCGTTTTTATCTTTAAGACCTGTGTATTGCATTAAAATAAGATTGTCTAGTCTTTCTTTATCTGTTCGTTCTGTGAAATTAGATAAGCTGTAACCTAAATGTGCTGTGCCACTCTCAAAGTCAATTACCTGTACATCGTTAAACATTTCCGGAGTGCCCGCGTGTTTAAAAGCTCTAAATTTAATCTCTCTCATCATTTCATCCTCCACAATTTATAAATTAGTATCACCAACACCACACACCCTGCACCAAGAATATACGGTGCTGTTTCCAGTAACAGGGTGAGCCATGTGTAGGCGGTCATGCTTTAAAGCAATTCATTAAATGTTCTTTGTAGTTATCCATTGACCAATACCTAGCTCCACAAGTGCATTTGTATACTTTCGTTTCTCCATCATTTATTATTTTGTAAACCACATCGGCGGGATTACTTAAAATTACTCCACTGAAGCCCTCAGTCACTTCCATCACGCTCCCATCTGCTTCTACACTTAAAGAACGCTCGTGCATTCCGATAGGTTTTCCTGTATGCTTTTCAAAAAACTTAATTTCTATCATCCCCTCTCCCCACTCTCATAAATCGTGTAGTAGCCGTCGGCATCAATTATTATCCCGTCTTTGACAGTCGTTGTTCCTGATACCAAATCTCTCAGCCATTCGTTATGCTCCGTGTAGCATTTCTCACACATATGTTCTTTCACAATCGGTTTAACCGTGCATTTAGTGCAGTAGTCCACCTCGTCATTTTTAAGCATCCGATTCACCGCTTTCGTGTTTATTAATAATATCGTCAATCTTCATTTCAAATTCATGCCAATCGACTTCATAATCATCACCAGGTGTTTGTTGTGTACACTCTTTAAGCAACTCTTGTGTTCTATCCCAAGCCTTCGCCTTCTCATATTTCTCCGTCAGTTCTGTAACCATTTCAACTACTTCACCGCTGCCGTTTGTAATAGAATACAGTTTGTATAAGTCTGATTCGATTTGGTTTAGGTAGTTAGTCATTGGATTCACCGCTTTCGTATTTGTTGATGATATTTTCAGACTGCAATGTGAATTTATCTTGGTCTGCAGGAATGTTGAATCCTCTTTCATGAACATCTACGAGAATCTCTTTTCGGGCTTCTCTTATTTCGTCAAACGCCTTTGCCTTCGCTTCGTACTCGTCAGTTTTGGAACTCCCTTTAATCTTATAACCTATCCAATCTCCTTCGTATGACGGACTATATTCTCCTCGCCCGTTATGAACTAACTCAAATACTTCTCCATCCCGATTAATCATCAAGAGTTCACTGTATTGGTCAGATAACTCTTCGTTGTCTTCTTGGTTATAAAAAGTTATTTTAAAATCTTTTTCATAACTCATCGCTATCAGCCTCCATTTCTACCGTCGCCATATTAATCCGTACAGGTAGTAACTCTTGTAATACTGATAGTGCGTTATCAACGATGATTCCGTTGCGTTCAAGAGATGTACCTTTTCCGTCGCCTCTTTTTAGTTCCTCGACGGTCACTGGATAAGGTATGCCAAAACCAAATTTATTCGCCATCTGAAATATTTCTGTCGCTTCCTGTCGATTTCTCACGAGGATATACAGCCAATTTTCAGATGCGTACTTAATCGCTTGATATGTCTTACCGCTCACCCTGCCACCAGTGATTACTTTCATAGCTTTTCACTCTCCTTTTTGATTGCCATTTAGCTTGTCGGATAAATTTTTAACTTACTATCTTGAAGAAAGATATTTACTCCCGTATATTAATTTGGAAAGGTGTTTTTTCATCTTTCTCGATGATGTAATGAGGCTGATTAATCCGATCAAAGAAATTCTCAGCCTCTTTTTTATTTCAACCGCCCCTCCACATCTTTCGGTATTTTCTCGACCAATCCACATTCAGCTTTGAATTTCCGATACTCTTCATGCGTTACCTTCATTAGTCCTATATTCTCTGCTAACGACTGCACCCTGTTTAACGTGTAGCCGTCAGCAGTAGGTATGACGGTGTACAGGTACTGATCTTTATCGTTGTACAATCTGCGACGATATTTGAAACCTGTTTTAGTAACTGGCTGCTCGACTGAAAAAATATCTAGTTGCTGCATGGTTCTCACTCCTAAAATAATGATGGCTGTTGATATTCCACTTCGAAACCCTTCTCCAGATAATGTCTTTCGTGTTCGTCAAACCAATTCCAAAAGTTATCGTAATCTGTCGGTCCGAAGAAACCGCAGCCGTATTCGCGTATATTTCTCGCAACATCTATAGAGCGGAGCTTTCCATCTCTGCTCACGTATACATACTTCGTGTATCTGTCTCCCTCTTTTGGCGGCACTTTTTTATCGCCGAAGAGTATCCGATTATATTCTTTGTCATATTCTTCTTTGGAGTAATCTTTATAAATGATGACCAATGCATATCACTCCTCCTAAAATAATTCTAATTGACCACTTAGCGGCTGCCCTACGACCGTCACACTTAAATACCGTATGCCATTCCGTTTTACCATCGGTCCATTGCTGATAGTTCGTACTTGCCGTCTCAATACTCGCCAGCACTCTTTACACGTTCTACGTTCTTCTATCGGCTTCATATCTTCGTCGTTGTAGTCGTAAAGAAACGGTAACTCGTCTTTAAACTGATTGCACTCTTCGCAGCGTTTCATATAAAATCCATCAGACTAGTCTGTTTACCGCTCATCGAATTTAATCCCATAGACGACAGGTAAGCCGGCAACTCTTCTTTCGTGAGCGTTGTGTTCCCGTAATGTACATCGTCGTTGTACACCACTTCATAACCATTTTTAGCCTTAATGAATGTCGCTGTACCTATTGGCTCGATGCGATGGTCATATAGGTTGAGTTTAGTCGTCATATTTAAGCTCTCCATTTCGCAAAACTATGCTCAAATAAAGATTTTGCGTATTCACTCGGTCTCCACTCCGCAGGTTTCACTGGTACATTCTTAAATACTTTAATCGCTTCTTTTCGCTCGTCATTCGTGGGTACAGGTGCAAATTTAGCTCCATGTGTGCGTTTTACTATCATCGTTTCGCCCTCCAGTTTGATTAATGTTTTCGTTAAGTTTCGCTTCTTCGCTGCATTAGAACTTAAAAAGTTTAAAGTAACTAATTGCTCCCCGGTCACTTCCGCAATCTGATGCATCGTGCCTTCTGTAATAAATTCATCATCGAGATAGTACGCATATATCTGTCGGCGTGTGCCAATTTCGATAACGGTATACTTCGAATGTCCTCGATTCGCCATAGCGCGCGCGCTTGATACCGACACTCCCAACGCTGCTGCAATGTCTTTAATCGTGCCAGTAGCGATAAACGTATCGCCCTCATAGGCTTCATATACTTTCATGACACCCCTCCTAACACTTCACAGCGCGAACATCTTCCAATGTCCGCCCGGTTTGTTTTAGTTTGTTCAGCAGCGGCTTTGGAATCGGCATCGGGAAATCTTTTTCCTGCATCCTCATGTATTTAATGCGGCCAATAATTTGAAGTAATTCCTCGCCCTCGATTTCTGGCTTTGGTGCCGGTCCATATACATGACTGGATTTCCGAACTGGTGTATTAATCGCACGTTCTTTCGTCCATCCCTGCTTAAATCTTCCTTGCAGTGTTTTATTTGCGATGCCATTCCGCCTTGCAGTCTTTATATCATCCTCCGAAAGTTCCACACCGTAGATGGTGCGTTTTCGATTAACTCTGGAATACCGTTCATGCGGCTGCATAGATATAGCTTCTTCTATCGGCCACCCTTTACTTAATCTGCTGCTTAACGTTTTAGTTTTAATGCCATTTTCTTCAGCAATTTGTTTTTGTCTTTCGGTCAAATCTCGTAAGCCTGTCATTGTCATCCCTCCAAAGATGCGCCAATACTTCCGCTAATTTCGCCCTAACATGCGATTGTGGTGTCTTTAATAACATTTGAATGTATTTGTCCCCAAACATATTCAATGCGCTTATATCGTCTTTTACGATGGTTTCTCGATTCAATAACTTATCAGCGAGTGCCATTTCCGGAGAAACGGCGACCTCGACTGGTTTTTCTAGTGTGTGTGGCATTACTTAACCCCTTTCATGCGGTAGTCGTCACCATCTATAACAATGGCTTTTGCTTTTTCCATCATTCGAGAAAAGACTCGATACAATGCTTGCGATGATCTGAATTGTTCGCTCGTTAAATTTGTAGTATAGATAGTGCATTTATTTCGTCGTGCATCGACTAATCTAAATAGCTCTGACACTTCCCATTCGCTCATTCGATTTGCGCCGACATCATCTAAAATCAGTAAATCAGCTTCTTTTGCAAATTTGAAAATCGGATGGACTTGGTTTAAGTCTTTAAAGCCTTGTTTCAACTTATCTACATAGTCCGGCAGCGATATGAATAACACTTGATAGTCTTGCGCTCTTAACTGATTGCGGACTGCAGCTGCGAGGTGTGTTTTGCCTGTTCCAAAGGTTCCTTGTACTAATAAACAATTTGATTCTGATAACATGTCGTCAAAATGATTTGCATAGTACCGCATCTTTTTCGCTGCCTGCACTTGCTCATCGCTATTCGCCTGGTAATTATCGAATGTCTTTTCTTTGTAATCGCCATGCATAATACTCGCTTTCGCAAAAGCATCAGCTTTTATCTTTTTCTGTTGGTCGTTTACAAACTTGATGCGGTCACATATACATCCGGATTCATTCTCTTTCACTTCACCGTCTGCGAAAGTGATCTGCACAATTTTCAAATCTCTACCGCAGCCGTCGCACTTCTCACCGGTGTATTCGACTTCGGAATGCTTGATTTTGTTCTCGTGCATCATCTTTTTGATTTGTTCCATATCAGCCCTCCTCTAAAATCCGAGTTTTTCAGTTAAACTTTTTTCATAGTCAGTATTAAGGTCGACTTCTTGGTTAGTTGGCTTATAGTTATTAAGTTTGCTCTTCGCTTCATGTTTACGAACTGCATCTAATGTTTTCAAGTTATGATTGCGCCAACTCTGAATGATGCTCTTTGCATAGTTCCAATGTTTAGCGCTGCGTTGTCTGCAAATATCAATTGCTTCGATAATTATTTCGTTCGGTTCATCGAATTTATCTTTATAGAACTCTAAGTCTTCGTACATAAATTGAGTAAGTGAACCGAAATAAGATTCCATTTCATCACGAGCCGCAGCAGGTATCTCTTCTTCCTCTTGCTCTATATCTAACTCTTTCTCTATCTCTATCTCTGTGTGACCTAGTTGTGACTTTGTCGTGACATTGTCACAAAGCAGCGCTTTTTTACGTGTCCGCTGTTTTCTTTTTCGCCTTGCAGCATCTGTTTCAGAACCGATCATCGATGCTATATTCGTCATTTCAAGTTCTGCATCTGAAAACTCTATTAATCCTTTTTGTGCCAAGTAATTGAACGTGATCTGAGTGTTCTCTGTATCTTCATCGATATCTAATGCGATTTCTTCTACAAAGTTCTCTGCGATACCATCGAAATAAATTTTTCCGTCATTTTTCAAGCTAAGCAGCAACATTTTAAGATAGATAATTGTGTAGGTGTCGCCGCCTGCAATTCTTCTCAACATTTTTATTTCTTTCTGACTGAAGAAGTCATCTTTTAACTTCAGCCAAAAATAACGTTTATTCTTTTCTGCCATACTCTACACCCTTTCTTAAAATGGAAGATCATCATCATTCACATCTACTGGTCCACCATTTTCAAATGGATTCGGTTCAACCGGTGGATTTCCTCGCGCTTGCTGAGGCTGATTGTTTCCATAAGCTTGTTTATAGCTGTTATTCTGCTGGTTTTTACGCTCTACAAATGTGACTTGGTTGACGATTACATCAGTGGTATAAACCTTTTTGCCGTCTTTATCTTCGTAACTCCCCGTCTGTACTGAACCGGTTAATCCGATTTTCGAACCCTTTTTAAAATGTTCGCTAATGATTTCCGCTGTTTTTCCAAACGCTTTGCAGCGAGGGAAGTCTGATTGATACTCCCCTGACTGCTTGTCCTTAAATGGTCTCTGCACTCCAATGTTGAAACTTACAATTGATAAATTACTTTGACTTACAGTGAGTGTCGGATCAGCTGTTAAATTTCCGATTAAATTAATTTGATTCATCTACTGAGCCCTCCTCATTCTGTGGATAATCTGCGACAACTTCTGGCATATCTACGTAGCTATCATCGTCAGGAGTAATATCCTTAATGCTTCTACCTACACCTTCGTCATGCGATACTGCTGTTTGCATTTCTACTGAGACCGGAAGGTATTTCCACATGTAACGGATCACTGTTTTCTTCGCCATTTCTTCATAATCTGTTGCCCATGGAGAATACTTACTGTTTCCTGCTTTACTTCTTGCTCTGCGTTTTTCAATTTCTGACTTCGGCATATATTCGAATTGATAACCACCGTCTTTAAAGTGAGCGACTGCATAAGCGCCTTTGAATGCTCCTCTGTCATCTTCTGTCGGTACATGTTTCAAATCACTGTGCAAACCGAGCTGATAATCAAATTCATCATTTTCGTAGACTGCATGCGCATAAATCGATTGGATATGACCGGATCGTCTCGCTAAATCAATCATCCCTCGGTAACCGATAATAAACGTAACGTCTGTCGTGCCCTTCTTATTGTTTCTGAATGGTAAGAAGTAGCAGTGACCCATTGGTCCTGGTTCAAGACCGAGTTGTGCGGATTGCATCACTGCACCAAGTAAGCTCGATACATCGGCTTCTTTTAGCTGTGGTGTCGTTCTAATAACCGTTGTCGCCATTCTTGTCATACGTTCAATGCTCATGTGCTGCGGAAGTGCCTGTGCCATTGCCGGTGCCATTTGGTCGATATAGTCACCGATTGTTTTTGGTTTGTTACCTTGTGATACTTCGTTTTGTTTCTGCGTTGCTACCTGTTGCTTTAAAGTTTCATTTGTTGCCATAATTATTGTTCCTCCTTGATTTGTTTAATTCTTAATACTCGGTATTCCGATTCTTTATAGAACTGATCAATCACATCTTTACCGTACTTTTCTTCCAGTGCTTTTTTATCTATGCTGCGGCGAGTCTGCTGTTTCCATGTCGCAATATATGCTTCTGTTTTGCCTGCTGCATTATGTCCAAGTGAATCTTTCAACTGATTCTCATATTTCTTTTGCAGTTGCTGTTTTTCTTTAATATCTTCTTTGATACTTTCTATTGCTTTCATCAACGTATCGGCTTCTGAACCCAACTCAATCTCTTCATTATCAATATCTTGATATATATGATTAATGAAGTCCGATGTGGCTTCACTGCCATCAATCTCTGGAATAACGTTTGCTTGAACATTGTTCTCCCAAAAGTCTTTTTCAGCATCAATGATAATTTGAATGAGTTCATCGTCTCTTTCAATTTCTTTCCATATAAATGATTGGCCACCAATTAAAACAGCGATATATGCCTTCTCAAAGCCTGTGACAGCCATGTAATGTTGAATCTGACACAAATACTGTGCCGGCACGTTATCGTCTTCCCATTGCTCTACGTTGTACTGTGAGGTGGTTTTACATTCGAGTAATGCTTTCTCGCCGACAACAACACGGTCCAGGTTAGCCATCATAAAATGATGATCAGGATGTCTAAGCATTCTGTTATCTCTACGCACTTTTTTACCGGTACGAGCTGCAAATTCTTCTGCCACAACGTCTTCTAAAACGTTCCCGAAATGAATCGCATCATTACTGATTTCTTGAATCATCTCCGGATTCGTTTTTTCAAAGAACAACTGTGTTTTAGACTTCCATTTGTTCACTCCAAGTATTGTCCCAGCGTCGCTTCCACCGATACCTGTCATGCGCTCTTGTAGCCATTCTTCACGTGTTAAATCTTTTATATTAACTAGCTCTGCCATGATTTATCCTCCTGTGGTAGAATTGGTTTAAGGTATTTTTTCTTTACGACTGGTCTGCCAACCGGTCGTTTTTGCATTTCTTTGGGCACTCTATCTTTCAAGTCCTCTATTATTTTTTTCTTCAGCGTTTCTATTTCTTTTACTAACTCAGCGTTCATTTGTTCAAGTACTTCATTTTCTTCACGAAGCACTTCTTTTTCGCCTTCGAGTTCTTCAATTTTTATTTGTAGATTAGAATTTTCTTCTGCGAAAAATAAGTTAGTCGCAAACATGACTTCACTCCTCATTTAGTCCGTAAATTTCGTTGTACATCGGATCGTTCTCAAGATAAGCTTCGCTTGTTAGATAAAGGAAAATTGGTAGATATACCGAAATAAGCACTGCTGCTGAGATGAGTAATACTTTCCATTCTCTAATTGTCGGCATTCACGACACCTCTTTCTTCTGTAGCATATGCACCATTTCCGGAAACAATTCTTCAATTGTTTTGCCATAGTGCTGTGCCAGAATAAATGCTTCTGCTAGATCAAAATTTGTTATTGCGTTTTCTCGATTCCAGTACGATGCTTTACTTAGTCCAATTAACTTCCCAACATCCGCTGTGGACTCTCCTGCTTCGTTCCGTGCAATGTACAGTTGGTAGAATTTTTTCATGGTCAATCCTCCTCGCCATTATTCGGCACTAACATCAGCGGTTTTTTCCAAAAAGATTGAGTGCCGATAATCAATGCTTGTACTGTCATTGTTCTTTTTCCTGTAGTGACTGGCACACCGTCCGGGAAGTTTTTGAATTGCTCATTAATCGTTTCCGCCATTTCTATTGGTAAAGATAACTTTTGCGGTTCGTCGTGTTCTTTAGTTATCGCGATAAAGTGCATATACTCAATGAGTAAAGACATTTATATTCTCCTTTCCATTCGCAACTTCGCATCCCGATTCTGATTCAGCTGTTGCGGTTTAATCTGATAATCTTGCATCAGCCGATTTACAAATCCCGTGCCTTCAAACAGGACATCTTGTAACTCTGAAATCATGTGATGCAGTCCTTCTTTTTCATCTTGTGTCAGATGCTCTGGCTGTTTGTCTAATCGATTGCGGTGTAGCACTTCCATAAACTCATCGATTTCCTTTTGAATCCGGAATACATAGGACATGCGATGTCCGTCATAGACACGATCTGATGGTGTTGGCAATGTGTGTCCGCCTGTCATTTCGTAAGCCACATCGTTTAATAGATTGGCATCTGATGCATTGGATAGTGCGGCGCTGCACATTGTTTGTGTCATTGGCTTCTGACCACTCTCTACACGGCTGATGTAGGATTTGTCTACGTGTAGCTGATTGGCTACCTGCTGCTGTGTTAAGTTGTTTCGTTGTCTGTATTTGGCAATTATTGTTGACATCTGTTGTCCTCCTGACAATTTATATAGATTGATTGTTGATTCGGATAACTCGTATACTGTGTATAGAGTTAATTAAGTTAGTCGCATAACTGATAACTCATCTAGTGCTAACCAATTGGTCGTTGGTTAGTACTTCCTCAAAAGAGTGATACTCTTTCCGCATTGAGTTTCTTCACTTGTTATCTTTTATTAATTTAGAAAGCATTTCTTTATCGATATTGCCTTCGCTGTATTTTTCTCCGAGCATTGTTTCTGTTAAAGAAAGTCCTTGCGTTTTATTACTGTGGCTATCAATTTTTAAACGGAATATAACCTTATTCACTAAGTCAAGTACTGCAGGCTCTTCTGCTAATTCCATTTCATTCATTACATCTGAAATATGTTCAACATATTCATCCATTGCTTTCGATTTGCCGGTTATAAAACCAATTTCCCAAGCTCTTTGCCAAAACTTAACTTCTTCCATTTAAGAAACCTCCTGTTCAATCATTGGTAAGATATTGTGTTGTTTGAGTAATTCATACAGGAATAACCTTCCGTTCTGTGTCCACTTGGTATGCATTCTTACCGATGTACTACCATCTTTATGTTCAATCTCTGTCGTGTCCGAATGTGTTAAACCTTTACTGTGGTGTTTCGAGTAAAGCAACCATTGACCAGATTGTTTGTATTGAACTTTTAGATCGTGCAGTAACTTGTTGAGCGCTTGTGCTGACATTCCATAATCTTTTGCAATTTGTCCGATTGTAACTAAGCTCTTGTTTTGTAAAATGTTGTCGTAGTAGCTCGCTTTAGGCTTCATTTCACTAATGCGTTGCCTGCTGATTTCAGTTTCGAGTCTTAACCTTTCGTTCTCTTCCTCTTTAGCAACTAATTCGAGTAACGCTTCTTTATAAGTAGTCGGAAGTTTGAGCGTTTGATTCTTGATGTGGTCTTCCATTTCGTTAAATTTGTTGATGTAATTCATTTTGAAATCGTTGTGCCCCTGAATATTGAACATGTACAATGTGAAACCATCTTTAGTAAGTAGGTACTCTGTTCTTAGCTCACCTTTTTTATCTCGGTATTCATTATCAATAATCAACGAACGAACATTCTCGTCGGTTAAAATTCTTCTAATTTGGTTTATAACGTCGCCATGTCTCTTACCAATTTGCTCCGCTACCACTCTGCTGCTTACGACAAGACCGAAATCTTCTTTGTTTTCAATTTGTATTTCTGCTAATTGATTCATGTCATTCCTCCTAATTAACGCGAAATGCGTAAATTTAAGCTAAAATTTTTTCATTGGGAAACAATTCTTCCAATGGTTCGTTAAGAATTTCTGATAACTTATATGCCATGTCTAACTTCGGCACGTAATTCTTATCCTTTTCGATGCTGTTGTAGTAGGACGATGTTTTGTACCCTAACTTCAATGCAACGTGTGTCTGCGTGATACCTTTAGACTTGCGTATTTCTTCTAGTCTATGAGCCATTTAAACCCCTCCTTCCATTTAGTCGTCCATATCATGAATGATTCATCGCAATGACTTAATGTATTGATGCGTGGCTCATATCATCGCTCACTCTCGCTAGTCATTCATCATATCGCCGACTAAATTTTAATGCGTAATGCGTAACTCTTGATTAGTATTATACTGACGCATTTCGCGTAAGTCAACACTTTTATTACGCTTTTTGAAAAATATATTTCTCTTAACGCATTAAAAGGCTACAATTAGCATAAATTCACATATGAAAGAGAGCATGAATATGGATGTAAACCGATTAATCTCATTAAGGGAACGCAAAGGCTGGTCTAAGACTGAAGCAGCGAGACGTTTAAATATAGCTACGAGCACTTACTCCGGCTATGAATACGGTCATCGTAAGCCTGATAATGATATGTTAGTAGAAATATCCGAGCTCTACGATGTGACTACTGATTACTTATTAGGTAAAAGCGATGTTGCCAATGATCCATCCGACGACTTCGACGCTTTCATGTTTGAGGATAAAGAAGCGTTTGATGCCCTGCCTGATGATGTAAAACAGGAACTGATTAAAGAGATAAACGATAAGATTGAGTTTTTAGCATACAAGCAGAAGAATAAAGATAAGTAATTGGGGCTATGCCCTATTATTTATAGATTGCAATTACATATATTAGAATTAGAGGGGGATTTTGAATGTCAGAAGAAGAACGTAAGCAACAGAAGAAACGGGGCGGTTGTCTCAAATGGGTATTAATCATTTTCGGTGTACTCATTCTATTAGGCGCTTGTGGTGCGCTATTAGGTGGTGGGGATAACGCTACTAATACGACTCCAGAAGAAGCTACCAAAGAATCAGAAGAGCCTGCAGAAGAAGTGGAAACGGAAAGCGGCGAACAAGAAGAATCTGCAGAAGAAGATGAAGAGGTAGTTGAAGAGGACGAAGCTGTTGAAACAGTTGGCATCGGCGAAACATTAACTGTTGATGATATTGATTTTACTGTAAATGATATGTATCAACAAGATAGCGTAGGTGACGTTATAGCTTCAAATGCAAACGATACTTATCTAATCTTAGATGTCTCCGTGACAAACAACCAAAATGAGGCAGTAACGCTCATGGATAGTTACTTCAAGATAGTCGATGGCGAAACAGTATTTGAACCAGACGGCACTGCATCAATGACAGCTAACCAAGCGATTAGCCCAGATAATTTAGGACTACTCGCAGAAGAAATAAATCCTGGATCTTCACGAGATGCATTGATTGTGTATGATATAACTCAAAGTGTCATAGACAGTCAAAGCAAGCAATTGCAAGTTCAGTCCGGAATGTTCGGTACTGAAACAGGAATCATAAATCTACAATAAGTAATACACCAGCTGACCACTGGAAGAATGAACATATTCAAGGTGGTCAGCACTTTTTTAAACTTCAAACCGAACATATGTTCTAATTTAAGGGGTTTTTACATGAGAATTGAAGATAAAGTAAATGAAATCGTTGAATTATCAATATTAGATGTAACGGATTTATCAGTAGAACATCTCTCTTATATGTTCGATGTCCATATTTTATATAATCATCAATCTAACTTTTATGTTCAGAAAGCCGGTGTCGATATTATCGGTTTAAAGTTTGATAAACGACATGAGATGTTTAAAGCGTTCTGTCATGAAGCCGGTCATATGTTTTTACATGCGACCAATCAAAAGGAGATGCCGCAAACGTTTAACCAGCTGCAGGAAGCAGAAGCTGAGAAGTTCGCCCTACTCTTACAATTACCGGAGAATTTAATCATTAAGAATGGATGGTATGAACCAATCGATTTAATGAAGGAATTTAACGTGTCTGAGGAAGTCGCGATAAAAAGATTACAGATGTTAAAGAGTCGCGCGGAAGTCTTGCAACTGCAATTTTAGGAGGGAATACAATGCCTGTCTATGAAGCAAGTAATGGTACGTGGTATGTGAAATTAAGTTATATCGATGAGTTCGGAGATAGAAAGTATAAGACAAAGCGGAATCTCCCGACACGGGGTAAAGCTAGAAAGTGGGAAGATGAGTTTTTCATCAAGCTGCAGGAAGGAGAATCGTCAGACTACCTATCGTTTACAGTCCTGTCTGAACATTATATTGAGTGGTATTCCAAGCGGAGAAAACCATCTAGTATTAAGACGATAAAGAACTATGTCAATAATCATCTAGATCCGTACTTTAAGAAGATGAACGTCTACCGTATGAGTACGAAAGATATATTGAACTTTCACGACCACATGACAAATAAGATGTTCAGAGATAAACCGTTGAAGAAAGGCTATATCCAGGATGTACACACGGCGCTGAGCAGCATCTTAAATCACGGAGTAAAGTTCTATGACTTGAAGAAGAATGTTGCAGCACTGGCAGGGAATATCGAAAATGACGAAACACCGAGTTGGGATTACTGGACCTTGAATGAATTTGAATACTTCTATAATCAAGTGGACGACATTCTAATTAAGACATACTACCGCCTACTCTTCTTTAGTGGACTGCGACACGGAGAACTTCGCGCGCTTACCTGGAATGATGTAAACCTGATTGATGGCTATGTCGATATTAACAAGACGAATTACAACGGCAAGGTGCATACACCAAAAACTAAAACATCTATCCGAAAAGTATATATCCCAAAACATGTGATTAATTTATTACATGAATATAAAATATGGTACAAAAGTGAAAAGGAATATAAAGATGATTATGTAGTGTTTGGTAATTTCTATAAATCGTATGGGGAAAGCACAATACCGAAAAGGTACGATAAGATAATGGATGAAATTGATTTAAAAAGAATTAAGACACATGAGTTTCGACATTCACATGCTTCTGATTGTATTAACCGGTTAAGGATGGATCGTGAAACTTTAGCAAAACGCTTAGGACATTCTTCATCAATTACGATAGAAAAAATATATGGTCACTTGTATCCGAGCACAGAAAAAGATGCCATTTTAGACCTTTAA